TGCGGATCCGGCGATGCCTCGATCACCCAGCTCATGTTCCCGATGACGATGCCGATCTGCTTGTGAAAAATCGCCTTCATGGTTGCTGCCTCGCCTCCCATGGTTCATGTTGCCGCAAAGCCAACGGAGGATCGTGATGTTGCCCTATCTCGTGATTGCTGCCCTGCTGCAGCTGGTGATTGCAGTTCTGGTTGGCGGTTATGCCGAATTGAAGCAGCGCGACGGTGCAATCTGGTTCCTGATTGGCCTCGTCATCGGTCCCATCGCGTTCATGCCAATTGCCTTCTTCGCTAGGCCCGCTTCACCGCCCGCTTTACCGCCCGCGTGAGCGATGCCTTCACGCGGGTCTTGTTCGCGCGCCAGGCCGGATAGAAGAACGGATTGGCAGGCATGTCCTTTGTCCCGAACTCCTGGAACCTCGCGTAGAAGGCGTCTCTTTCGCCCAGGCTCTTGTCCCGCGTGCCCGCGTAGATCGTGATCGCCATCCGCGCGAATTGCCGCCCGTTCACCGTGCCGATAGAGACCGATCCCGTTGGCGCATTGCCCCAGGTCCATCCGATGCTGTCGCGCAGTGCGCCCGTATCAACAGGGACCAACAGCTTCATATCCGCCACGACCTTGGCGGCTTGAACTTCAAGCTCGCGCGCGACCTCATCGCGGATATTCTGCGGGATCGCCATCATTGCGGCCTTGAGCTCCGCTTCGCCCTTCATCACTCCTCCATGATCGCCTGGACCGTGACGACCCCGTGCGCCGTCAGCCCGTCCGCGTCGATGAATGCCCGCGTGCCCGTCACGCGCATCTCGACCAGAGCGCTATTCGGCGGATCGACGTGGAACAGGTGCAGCGCCGCCTTGACCGCATCGACCAACGGCTTGACCGCGCCGATACGCCCGTTGCCGCGCGCCCAGCAGTCGAGCTGGATCGTCTCGACCCGCCCGGTGACGCACTCGGCATCGTCCTCCACAACGTCAGACGGCCCGAAGGTGACGCACGGGAACTGGGCCGTATTCGGCCGGTTGTCGTAGATGCGATCCGCAACCACCGCATGCACCCCGGCATCCGCAACCAGTCGGTCGAAGATGAGCTTCTGCAGGTCAGCCGAAGCGCTCATGTCGCCACTCCGCTTTCGCAAGTGAGCTCGAGGAAATGCCGCTCATCCGACGGAATGACCGACCGGACATTCCAGATCGTGCCGGAGCGTGCGTCGCGCATCCGCCAGTCCGTTGTCACATCGCGCGCATCATCATGCGTCGGGATCGTGGCCACGATCGTCAGGCGGCCTTGCAGCCGCCCCGCCATCACGCTCTCGCTGCCGCGCAAATACCGGAAATGCGCCCGCGTCTCGAACACATCCTCCCATCCGGCTTCGGTGCCGCCCATGCCGTCCGCCGTGGCCGTCGGTTTCTGCAAGAAGACGCGCTCCTCGAGTCTCGCCCGCCGCATCACAGCGCCCTGATCCGATACCGCGACAGGAGCGCCTCGACGGCAGGGGTCATCGGCCCACGTTCGTCATTGTCGTGCAGCGCCTCGCCCGCCAGCTTGACGGCGGTGACGATATCCTCCGGGATGGTCGCGAACCCCGCAGTGTAGGTGATCGTCACAGGCAAACCTTCGCCGGTCACGGCAGGCCAGTCGTCCGTTGGCAACAGAAGCGCCGGACTGTCCCCGATCGCCGTGGTGCCGGTGATCGCCGTTCCATCCGCGATGACGCTCGTAATGGATGCCACGCGACCGCCGTAGAGCTCGACCGGAACCTTGCCGGACGGCAGACCTGGCAGCCGCATGATCACCTGCCGCACGGTCAGAAGCCGCTGCAGGTAGCGCTCGACCCAAGCCACCGTCGCAGCTTCGATCTTGGTGATCTTGGTGTCATCGTCCGCGTGCAGGACATTCAATTGCGCCTTCATGTCCGCGAGCGAGACGACGGGCGTGGTCGCCGCCGTCACCGTCACGATCCTGCCGCGCGGGCGATAGACATCCATGATCAGACAGCCTCGGCCACGCCCAGATCGATGAGCCGCGCTGCCTCCGCCGCATCGACTTCGATCACCTCACCCGGCCCCCATGCGATGCCGTCACCCGAATAGGTGCAGGACAGCATCACCTTGACGGTCTCCGCCTTGGCGCGAGACGCATTCTTCTGAGTCATCTCGATCTCCTGTCAGCACGCGGCGGCGATGCCGTGAAGCACCACCGCCACAGGGACACGCATCACGATGCAGCGTTGACGAACACGCGGACCTTGTTGGTGTCCACGAGGTTGCCGCCGGTGCGCATCCAGGCCAGGAAGCCTACCTGCCCCTTCTTCGTGAACGCCGAGTCCGTGAAGCGGAACATCTCCAGCGCCATCACATCGCGGATGTAGTAGCCCGAGAAATCGCCGAAGAGGACCGACCGCGCGTTCGCCGCCATGTTGGCCATGTCCTGGTTGATCGTCACGGGCGCCCCCAGAAGCGTGTCGGGAATGCCGCCGGGCACGCCCGTCTCGTATCCGGGCACGAAGATCGGCCGCGACTGGCTGTCCTTCATCTGCCTGATCTTCATCAGCGTGTTGTCGTTGAACATCCACCCTGCAGCCCGGCGATAGGCCGGATCGACGGAATGCTGGGTCGCCACGAGGCTGTCGTAGGTGATTGCGGTCACCTGCGACGTGCCGTTGGCCGCAGTCACGCCCACGGTTGCCGCCGTGACGATTCCGTTCGGCTGCGACGTACCGGTTCCGGTGGTGAACATCTGGTTGGTGATGCGGCCGATCCGCTCGACCAGACGGTCGCGCACGAAGCCCTCGATGTCCACGCTGCTGTCCTGCAGCAGCTCGAAAGGCACAGTGACCACCTTGGACGAGAACTTGTAGGCCGGAAGCCCGACAGTGCCAAAGGTCGCATCGAGGTCGGTGGCCGTCGCGTTCTCAGCGATGATCTCGCCCACTTCGGACGTGCCGTTCGACGTGGGGAACGACAGGAGCCCGACACCACTCGTGGTGATCAGCGTGGCGACCTCGCGCATTCCGCCGAAGGCCTTGAGCGCGTTGATCACGTTCTGCGCCACTTCGCTGTCGACGGTGAAGCCACCTTCCGATCCGGTGGTCGTCGACATCGCGTTGCGCACATAGGTCCAGTCGTCGGCGTTGAGCGCGTTGTCGCCCCCCCGCAGCCACTTGGCGAAGAGCGAGATGTCGGCGCCCTTGTCGCGCTTGACGCGATTGGTCGCCTCGATCACCTCGTCGGTACGGGTGTCCTCGGCCAGCTTGGCATTCGCGGCAACGATGCGCTCGATCCGCGCATCGATGTCGTCGATCTCGGCCATGGTCTGATCGTAGACCGCCTGATCCGTTTCGGCGTTCCAGTCGGTCTTATTAACCAGTTCGTGCAGCGCCTTGGCCTTCGCCGCGCGCTGCTCTCGCAGAGCTTGAAGCGACATATGTCGTTCCTTTCATGAAAGCCGCAGGTGCGGCGGGTTGATCTGGCGCGGCGCGCCTAGATTCCTCTGACCAGCAGCTCCGCCTTCAGGCGCTGCTGGACGGTCGGACCCGGCGCAACCACCGGCTCCGGCTGTTTGATCTGCGGGGCGGCGGCAAAAGCCGACAGGTCCCATTGCGCGGCAGGCCGCTGTGTGTTCTCCGTGATGACCGCATCGGCCAGTCCGGCCGCGACAGCCTCGTCAGCCGCAAACCACGTCTCCTGGCGCATCCGATCAAGCCATTCCTCCTCGGAGGTCTGACCGCGCCGCGCATAGGTTGCCGCGATCTGATCGTCGATCTTGGCCAGCAGGTCGGCCGTCGCGCGCATGTCGTCCTCGTTGCCGAGCGCTAGGCCCCAGGCCTTGTGGATCATCATCATCGCGCCCGAGACGATCTCGGTGCGGGCGGCTTCCGCCGCGATGACCGACGCCGCCGAAGCCGCCAGGCTGTCGATCCGCGCCGTGATCGGCTGACCATGCGCCCGCATCGCCGCGACCATCGCCTGCGCGCCGAAGACGCTCCCGCCCGGCGAATTGATCCGCAACGTCACCGGCCCACTCGTCGCCGCCAGCGCCTCGATGAACGCGCGCGGGCTGATGCCGCCCCACCAGGACGCCTCGTCGTCATCCGCGGCGATCACGTCATAGAGCCAGATCGTGTCATCCTGCGCGCGGAACTGCCCCCTGTCGCGGTTGGCAAGGCGCATCTTCACATAGGGCGTCATTCGTCCATCTCCTCATCCGGCGCTTCGGTCTCGTCCGGTTCCGGTATCGGCGTCGTCCCGTTCATCTTGCGCGGGAGGTTGAGCTTCTGCCGCACCTCTTCGATCGACATGAAGGCAGGCTCGCCAGCGCGGCCGAGAGCCAGGCGCATGGCGCTGAAAAGCTCCGCCGTGTTGGCGCGTTCGAGCTCTGTCGTGTCGAACTCAGCCACCGTGCGCGCCGTGCGGAAGAATTTCCGGTTGATCTCGTTCTGAAAGGCGTTGAGGTGATCCCTCAAGGTGTACCGCACGAACCCCGCGCCCATCGCCTCGATCCCCGTGCCCCAGGAAGACGACTTTTCCTGATGCCCGATCATGAACGGCGGCACGCCATAGATCCGCGCGATCTCCTCCACCTGCCATTTCCGCGTCTCAAGCAACTGCATTTCTTCGAGCGGCATGGTCAGCGCGTGCACTTTCAACCCGCCTTCCAGGATGATCGGCTTGCCCGCGTTGATCGGCCCCTTGTGCTCGTCCATCTGTTGCCGCAGCCGCTCGAACTGGTCGTCGGTCAGCGCCTTGTCCGTCTCCAGGACGTAATCCGGTCGGCCCATGTTCCGCAGGAAGGAGGTCGAGAAATCCTGCGCATTGATGGCCAGTCGGCCGGCGCTGCGCAGCGCATATCGCAGCGGCGACATGCCCCGCAGGCCATTGAATCCGAACCCCGGCACATGCAGCACATCGTCCTGGTCGAGAACCCGAATGCGACTGGCCTCCGGCGATGGCGCCTCGATCGTCCGATCCGGCTGGACCTCGTAGACGAGCCGCATTCCGTCCGGCGAGGCGATCACGCGCACCCTGTCGGGGTGCAGCGGCACGATGTAGCGGACAGCACCGGCGCGGGTGCGCACGATCTCCGCGAAGGCATCACCGTGCAGCAGGCGCGAGCCAGCGAGGAAAGACCAGCCCGCCGCCGCCGTCCAGCGCGGCGCGAATTCCTCGTTGAGCACCCACCAGAGCGGAGACACCGTGTCCCGCGTCCGGTCGAGATCGATGTCCTGCCGATAGATGTGCATCGGCAAGGCGGAAATCGCACCGGCGATCAGCGTCACGCATCCATAGACCGCCGAGACCGACAGCGCCTCGCGCTCGGTCGGCGCGCCATGGGACGTGCCGACAAACGCCTCCCAGACGCCATCGCCCTTGCGCACCTGCGCGCTGTCCACCGCCTGATCCCTTGGCCCGAACAGCCGATGCCACATGGCCTTCAGCATCACGCAAGCACCCGGATACGCGGAGCCGTCCCAGCCGGTGCTTCCGGATTCCGCGCCATCAGCATGAAAGCGTCGAAGGCCGCGACGAGCGGGTCGATCTTCGCTTTCCCCGCGGTCTCCTTGGTGATCATGACCGCGCTTCCCCGCTGTTCGGTTTTCGCATTGCCCAAGACCCAGGCCATCATCGGGCGGCCTGCATGAACCAGCGTGCCATCCTTGAGCTTGCGCTCCATGCCCCAGATTGCAGGCGACAGCCGCGCGCCTTGGCCGATCGCGACAAGCTGCTCGTCGCCGAGGCCCCGGAACGCCAGCTCATCCACGATCGCGCTGACGCCGTAGGGATCGAGGCCGACTGCGCCTTCGTCAGGCAGAAGCCCGGCACGCAGCAGGCGCTCGACCACATCCGCCACTCCCACCACGTCGCCGGTCTTGTCGTCGTGACCGAGGATCGTCAGATCGCCGTCCTTCTCGAACTGGCGCAGGAGCCCCGCAATCTCCTTGCGCTGGTCGAGGACTTCAGGGTGCGCCCAGGCATGTGTCCACAAGAGCCAGCGGCGCGTCTCCCTCTCACGGCCGATGACGGCCAAGCCGAGGAGGTCGTCGAGCCCGCCGCCGTCGATACCGACCGTTGCCACTTCCGACCGCTCCATGAGCGCACTGAGGTCGGCCAGCTTGGCGTCGACAGCGGCCTCCCAGAAAGTCGCGCCGATCCAGCTCGTCGCCCGGAGGCCGACGCCGACCTCGATGTTGAGGTGCTGCGTGGCCCAGGCGACGGCTTCGGCCTGACCGTCGGCCTTGGCGCGCTCGTAACCGTCGCGCATGCCATCGATGGTCAAGGGGCACCCGAGAGAGGGTGTCACCATGTGCCAAAGGCTGGAATCCGCCCAGTCTTGCGTCTTGCTGCGCTGGATCGCCTCTGGGAATTCATAGAGGACCGGCAAGAGCCGGACCCGCTCCGTGATCTTTCCGTCGCGGACGCCGCGCGCATAGTCGAGCTCCGAGCGGAACACACCCTGCGGCGGATGGTCCGACTGCGTCGTGATCATCACCAGAAGCGATTCCGGAAACGGCAACATGCCGCCTCTGATCTGCCGAATGACATCTGCCGCGTAGGGCACCGATCCCAGCACATGCACCTCGTCGATGAGCGCGAAGATCGGCTTCGAGCCGGTCAGGACATCCATGCCGAACGTGCGGATCATCAGCCGCGCGCCGGTGACACGGCAACGGATGGTCTTCCTGTGGTCCTGCACGTGGAATCGCTTCTGCAGGAAGCCTTCGGGGTCCGCCTCGATCATGCCGCGCGCCTGCTCATAGGCCACGTCGCTGATTTTCTGCGTCGGGCCGATGATCAGGAGGTCCGCGTTGCGGCGCCTGTTGAGCAGCATGAACGTCAGGGCCATCGCCGCCGAAACGGTCGTCTTGCCGTTCTTCTTCGGCACCAGGATGAAAATCTCGCCCACCTGGCGCGCCTCATGACCTGCGGCGTCCGTCCGCATCGACCCAAAGGCCGCGCGAACGATGTCCCGCGTCCACTCCGCGCCTGCCTCCCCGATGGACGGCTGGCCGATCACGTCCGGCAGGCGGAGCTTGTTGAAGATGCCCACCGCCCGCTCCGCCGCCTCGTCGTCGAGCGGCAAGGCAGCAATGGGCGTCTCACCACGGGACAGCTTCTCGGCCCAGTCCGGACAGGCAAACTCGAAGGTCATCTTAGTTGATCAGCTCGCCCCAGCTTGCCGGAGGCGTCCTGGCATCGCTGGCCAACTGTTCCTTCTTGCCGCGCGGCGCTGCGGGCTTGCGCTTGTCCGACACGGATGGCGCGACCGCAGCCTTGGTGATTGCGAGAACTTCCTTCGTCGCGCCGACATGGCCTTCCTGCATCTTCCGCACGAGCGCCTGCATCGCGATCCCCTCCATGAACAGCGCCCCATGTTCGAGCTCACGGGAGAAATGCTTGCGCAGCGTCTTCTCGTCGCAGCCCATGAAGACAGCGATCTGCGCCTGCGTCCAGCCGCGCGCCCTTAGCGTGATGACAAGCATCTGATTTTCTTTGTTTTTTGCGTATGCCGGTCGCCCGCGAGGATCGCGGATCGGCTGCTTGGGTTGGCCGAACAGGTCAAGGTCGACCGTATTGGCCTCAGGAACTGCCTCAGCCAAGAAAAAAACCTCCGAATGAGTGCCAGCCCGGTCTAACGCGCCGGGGCCTCCAGACTTTTGCGCCCCCCCCCCTTCCCGCCCGGGTCGGGTCAGCGCAGGGCGCCGGTCGCCTCGACCCGCTGCTTGCGCCGGTCGTGACACGGCTTGCAGAGGCACTGAAGGTTCGCGGCATCCCAGAACAGCCGCTCGTCGCCGCGATGCGGGACGACATGATCGGCCACCAACTGCGACGTATCCGCTTCGAGCCTTCCGCATCCCGGCCACTGGCAGGTGAACCTGTCACGAACCAGGATCGACCAGCGCAGCCGCTGCCAGCGCGCCGTCTTGTACCAGTCCCGGCCCGCGTTGCGACTGGCGCGCTCCCGATGCTGGTCGGTGTCGAGGTAGCGCACCCGGTGCCGAAGCGGTTGCAGAGAAGGGGCGAGGCGCTTGAGCTTTGCCATGGGTCTCCGGAACGACAGCGCCCGGTCAGGGTCTCCCCCGCCGGGCGCATCTCTGGATCATGGCGTCTGTTGAAAGTTCGGCTCGTCCGTTTGTCAATACCCTAAATTGCTAGGTCACGTCATGCAGCCGGTCGAGCGCGCGCTTCAGCTCGTCGTGCAGCACTGCCAGACCAGAGCCACGCGGGTGCCAGCCATGCATCCGCAGGATGCGGCCTAGGGTCCACCCCTTGATGCAGACGCCATCGACGAGCCGCCGCACCGGCACGGCGCGGCGCTTGCCTTCGGCGCCATCCGGCTCCATCGCCACACCGTTGCCGATGGCGGCCTGCATGCGCGCCAGCCTCTTCGACCGGGCAATCACACCCTCGATCCAGTCGCGGTTCTGGCCCTGGCCCTGCACACGCCCTTCCGGCGACGTACAGCGCAGCCCTTGGGAGGCACAGCGCTCGGCCAGCGCCGCATAGGCCCGGCCCGCCTCGACCTGCGCCACGGTAAAGAGCGCGCCCTTGCCCCCGGCCCGCTTGTGCTGAAGCGCCATGACATCGAACGCATCCGCCTGCCTGACCGGATGGAACCCGTCCTGCGTGGCGCGGCGGGTGCGGGGCCCAGAAGGCGTCTGCACCGTCTCGAACTGCGGCGCCACCAGCTGCGGCCCGCGCGCCGGGGCGGGGATGATGTTCGGGCTTGCCGTCCTGGGCGGCGCAGCCTGCGCCTTGACCGCCTCGACGGCCGCGTCCTCGGCCGCCAGCCAGTCAGCCACCACGTTGCCCGCTCGTCTTGCCGTCATTTTGCCTGCCTTTCTCTATATGTTGTGTGTTCCGTCACGCTTGCCGCAGTATCTTGGATTACGCATCTGCCGAACCTCCCGCAGATTGGAGTACCTCCCGCACTACCTCCCTTTTGCGACTGCCCTGCAATTTCCATAAACCTTTGTTTTTAAATCATTATCTTGAATAAGAGGGAGGTCAGGGAGCATAGGGAGTGAAATTGAAGGGTAACGCGTAAAACAGAGTCACTACCCCCTGACCCCGGACATCACGCGCGCGCGCATTACCTGTCGAATTTGCTCCCTATGGTCCCCATGCTCCCAAAAGCGGGCCAAGTCCTTGATTTGTCTATGCCAGCCCCCCTGACCCCGAGGCCGACATCCTCCCACCGATGGCTGAGACTACCGTCCGAAACTCCCTCACAGAGACCGAAAATGGGGTGCGGGGCAGGCCATCAGAAATCATGCTGATCATCGCCCGCACCGCTCGCAGCGCTCCCAGTTGATGTCGCGACGCCACGCTTCCATTTCCCGGCCGCCACCGCGTCATCCATCCGCCGTCGGAAGACATCGGTGAGTGCGATGCCCTGATATCCAGCGACGGACCGCTTGGCGGCCATGAAGGTCAGCCCTGTGCGTGGATCGCGCCATCGCTCGGCCTTGTCCTTCAGGCGCAGCTGAAACTGTCGCCCGGTCCATTGCGAGCTGCCAAGTTCGGCCTGGTAGAAGTTGAAGGCGTCGGTCAGATCGCTCGATCTGGTGAATGTGCCGGCGTCCCCTCTTACCTCGCAGCATGCATCGAGGAAGATGCCGATCGGGTCGTTCTCCTCGCGATAGGCTTGGGTCGCCTCGGCCACCGCCTTCGGCACTTGCAGGCCATTTTCGAGATAGCTGATCAGCCCATCGATCATCCAGTTGAGGATGCCCGCCGCCTCGGCCTTGTAGAGCTTCTCGCCGAAGTGGATGTCGCGCTCCTTCTCCGGAATCTGTTCCTTGAACGGCACCATGAGCACGCGCCGCCAGATGCCGTCGTCGGTACCCCGGATTTCCGGTTTGTGGTTGCCGGAAATGAACAGCTTGAAGACCGGCCTGACCTCGATGAAGTCAGAATGTAGCGCGCGGATCAGCATGGCTTCGCCGCCCGTCATTTCCTTGATCAGTCCTTCCTTCAACCGCTCGCCTTGTTCTGGCTCCGACGCGCGCACCATGCGGGCGCCCATCAGAGGTATCAGGTCCGGAGTGGCATCGGCTCCGCCACGCTTTGTCTGACCGGTCAGGGTTTCGATCTTCGCCGTGGCGGAATAGTCACCGAGGATTTTGGCCATCAGGTCGATCAGGGAGGACTTGCCGTTCGCGCCGTGGCCGTAAAGGAACCAGATGCGCTGTTCCATCCGGGCCGTCATGGCGAGACCGAAGGACCGCTGCAGGAAGCGCCTGATCTCCGCATCCGGCATGATCCGCTGCATGAACGCCTCGAAACGCGGCGCCTGCGCATGTGGATCATATGCGACCGTCATGCATTTGGTCAGCCGATCAGCCCTGTCATGGGGATGAAGCACAAACGACGCGACCCGCGTATCGCCCTCCCCGGTCGGCTCGCTGACGGAAAACTTGAGCGTGCCTGTCAGTGTGTTGACCGCCAGCGGGTCGGAATCGAGAGCTTCGACCTGTTGCGCCAGGCCGATGGCCGCTTCGGTCTTCATGGCGTCGATCTTGCCGGTGTTGCCTGTAGACTTGGCAAAACGCCGGTATTCCCCCTTTCGGCGCAAGACCTCTTTCTTGAGAGCCTCGCCCGCACGGACCTTGGCCCACAGCTTGTCCAGCTCGGCATCCTGCTCGGGCGTCCGCGATTGCGCCTCGAGCCCCCTTGCCGCTGCGATCGCCGCAGGCAATTCGTCCAGGCGCTTCTTTTCCCATGGCTCGACGGCCATGTGCTCGATTTCGCGCAGCATCAGCTCGCTGACCTTCTGTGCCTTGCCCCGCACGACCATCTCGTCGGCATCCTTGGCCCATCGGCAGCCGTCCCATGCGAACCAACCCACGCGCGGCACGAACATGACGTCCTCGCCGAAATACGTGCAGAAGCGCTTGCCGTTGCCGATGTCATTGAGCGGGAAGGCCGCCGCCTCGATGTGGCGATCAAGATCAACGCCCTCTGGCGGGTCTCTCGGCGGACCTTCCGGGGGCTCGACATCGGGCCCCCATCCGTCGCCAATGTCAGGCCCCGGGTCACCACCCTCATCGGGGAAGTCATCCGCCGACGGCACGCCGCCCATGTCGACATCCTCGGGCGCGGCCATCACACGGCGGACCCGATCGAGCGGATCGCTCATCGCGGCACCCATCCCAGAACGGGGCTCACGCGGTCGGCCACACCCAGCCGCCACATCAGGCCGCGGACCTCCTGCACGTCGCCCTTCCAACCGGGCTCGTCCATCAGCTCCGGCCGATGGTGCCGCGCCCAGAGTATCGCATCGAGCTTGTCGCAAAGTCGCAGCATGTCGCGGTCGCGGTCGTCCATCGAGACGGGCGGCAACTGCATCTCGGCCATCGCCTCCGCCTCGATCCGGTCCAGCGCGGCCTTGAGGTCCGGGTTGCGGTCCTTGACCGGATTGGGCACATCGCCCACGGCGGCCTCGCCCATATCGTGAATGATCGCCGCGCGGTGCAGCGCATGCTCGCGCGGAAAGAGGATCAGCGCCAGCAGCGCGACCCGGCCCTGATGGGCGGCAATGGGATCATGCGTGTCGGCAAGGTGGGCATGACGGTGCCAGCGACGGGTGAACGTCGCCTCCCAGGCGGCAATGATGCTCATCTGCGGTCCTTCTCCTTGCCCTTGGCACGCAGGCTGTGCTGGATCGAGACACCCCGCCGCTGCGCGTGGCGCGCCTCGTCCTCGGTCATGTGACGACCGGACGCCGACCATCTGGCCGAGGACGGCACTTCCTTGGCCGACAGGCGCCGAAAGGGATCGCGATCCTCACGCCGCATCGCTCACCTCCTCCATGATCAGGTCGTTCAGGTCGCGTCCTTCGCCCGCGTGGACGATGCTGATGCGCTCCAGGCGGCGCGACATGGCTTTCGCCCGCCGCAGCCCCGCCAGGAGCTTGGCCCGCGTGAGGCGCGGCTCGGAATCCCCGTCCTGCACGAAGACCAGCCACCGGACCCAGGGCGGCGGCAGGAAGGCGTCCTTGTCGTGCAGGTCGGGAATTCCGGCAAACCTTCCGCCGTCGCCGCGGATGATGCGCTGGCCCGACATGTTGCCGAGATCGACCCCGGCCCAATAGGCCGCCGCCGGATAGGCGTCCGCCGCGCGAGCCGTCAGTGTCGTCTCGATCCCCTCGCCCATCACCAGCGTGTCGAACGCATCGCTGCGCACATGCGTCAGGCGGATCGCGGTGCCCTTCTTGGACCCCCAAATCTTCTTCGCGGGCATGATCTCGCCGTTGTGAACGATCTTCGCCTTGCCTTTGGCACGGGTAAGGTCGAGCCAGGTCCGATGCACGGCGGTCAGCCGACCGTCGCTGCCGAGACATCCCGCGACCATGGCGGGGCCGCGATGGATTTCGATCCAGTCACGGCCAGCCGCGGAGGGGACCATGTAGGGCAGCGCAGGATGAAACCGCAGTGCGTCCGGCGGCGCATCCGCGATCCAGTCGGGCAGTCCGCGCAGGCGAAGGTAATGGCCGACCGCCGTCCCGGCGGCTGGTCGGCAGGAATTCCAGATGTCGCGCGCCTGGGCGATGGCACGGGCGCGGGCCTTTTCGGAGGCGGCCCGACGCGCAGCCTCCTTCCGCGCAGCCTCGGCCTTGCGCCGCGCCGCCTCGACCGGATCGAGATCGACGCCAGCCTCGCCCATCAGCCAGGCGAGCGCCGCCTTGAAGTCGCAGGACAGGACATGACGGATCAGGCCGATTCCGTCGCCGCCGCCGCAGTGGCGGCAGTTCCAGGCGCCCTTGTCCGGATTGATCCCGAACCGATCCCGCCCGCCGCAGACCGGGCACGGCCCGACCCATTCCCGCCCCGCGCGCTTGAGGTCGGAGAGCCCGAGCCGATCTGCGATGTCCATGATCGGCACCAGCTTGGCTTCGGCAAGGCGAGCGTCCGGCGACATCATGCAGCCTCGGCCCGAATGCGCTGGCCGATGACGAGCAGAATGTTCGCATCGCTGAAGGCCCAGCTTGCCTCTATTCGTGCATGGTCCTCGCGCCGCTGCCATTCCTCCGCTTCGGCGCGCCGCTGCCGTTCCAGCTGCAGGATCAGTTCGAAACGATCGAACACCTCGTCGATCGAATATACTTCGCCGCCGATGACGTACTCGGCAAACTTCATCTTCTTCTTGAGCGCATCGGTCGTTTCGTTCCTGTCGAAGAGACTCGGCTCCCGGGCAGGGTTGGGCTTTCGATGTGTCGGCGCGGGACGCGGCGATCTGCCCGAAACCATGTTCAAGGCGACGTTGGCGACCGACACCAAGTCAGGAGCCACCTTCGCGGCCATCGGCCTGCCCAGACCGTCGAGGTATTCATCGAATTCGTTGCGCGCCTTGGCCGCGCGCAGGGCGTCGATCTTGTCAATCATGGCGGTCGATCTCCTCACGGATGGCGGACAGGAAGGCGATGGCTTGATCGAGGGCGGAGCGGATACCTTGCGCGCGCCGATGCCCCCCGCGCGCGGCGGAGCTGCGGCCTGCGGTCAGTCATGATCACCCTCGCCGAACGACCGCCTCACCTTGTAACCATTGCCGGTGACCGCCGCGGACAGGGCCCACCCCATCGCCGCCGCCCCCTCGCGCGAAACAAGCTGCGCGCGGGCACGCTGAGCGACGGCTTCTCCATCAAGACCGGCCAGCGCGCAGACCTCATGGAAATCCGGCGAGCCGATCCAGCTCGGCCGCACATCGGGGCGCCTGCCGCGGCGAAGCGCCGCGGGCTTGGCGTCCCAGGCCGCACGCAGGTCGAAGTCCTTGCAACAGGCGTCGCAGACCTCGATGAGCGCCAGCCGCAGACACTCGCTCCACATGCGCTGGCAGCGCACGCCATCGGCCGGGTCGTTCCGCGTCCACCATTCCTCCGGCCAGGGCGCGCGATCGGGCTCCACATCCCGCAGACGCAGGAGCGCGGTCCGCAACGCCGGACCCCGCAACGGGCGCTCGTCACGGGGCTCGGCAGGCTCGGCGATCGACGCCCCCGCGCGCTTCGGCGGAGGCATGACGGCATCGAGCGCGTCAAGGATGCCGCGCTGCCTGGCGACCGGCGGGGCCGCCAAGCTGACCCGTTCAAGAGCGGCGAGAAGACCCGTCATCTGCCGCCCCCCGTCGCCACCCAGCGCTCCATCTGCGCCTGCAGCGCCTCGGCGAAGATCGCCGCGTGCGATTTCGTGCGCAGGTCGGGGTCGGCATCGGCCGATAGCCGCAGCAGATGCACACCGTGATCGAGCCGGGCCGGAGGATGCGCGTCCAGAAACCCCACGAGATCACATTTCTGCGCGCGCGGCACTTTCTGCAGCACCGTCATCAGCGCGCGCAGGAAGGGATATTGCCAGACGAACAGGTCCCCTCGCGACGAACACCGATTGATCGCGGAGAGCGACAGGGTCAGAAGGTTCGCACGCCCAAGCTCGACCTGGTGGCGGATATAGGCCACGCAATAGACCTCGCCCGGTCGCTTGTCGCCGCCTGAGGGTGTATAGGGCACCAACCTGGCTCCGGCATTTTCGACCGCGGCCTTGGCGGCCAGCGCCCATGGCTCACCCGCCTGCAGAGCGGCCTTGTAGACATGGCCCGGATTGACCGCGGTCACCACGCCGTTGACCGCCGCAAAGGCGCGCGCCTGCGCGCTCTCGTCCAGGTCTATGACCATGCAGGGCACTTCGGACAGGCCGACCAGCTTGGCGGCATGCGTCCTGTGCTGGCCGTCGATGATGGCGAACCGCTCGCCCACCGGCGCGACCAGCACCGGCGAGAAATGCGACCAGGTGAAGGCCGCGGCGATCTTCTCGATCTGCCGCCAGCTCGCGGCCTTGAGCGGGCGCTGATAATCCTCGTCGATCACGAGGTCCGCGATCCGCAGCCATTGCAGCTCGGGCCTGGCTTCGATCCCGCGAGGCCGCACCTCCCGGTCGCCGATGTCGATCGTGCGATAGGTCATCTGCGCCACCAGCCCCGCGGCATCGTGCCGTTCCGACAGCCGGTTGGATCGTGCTTGTCGGCCTGCGCATCGACGTGGCGCAGCGTGGCGATCACCGCGTTGCGCGTGCGACCGATGCGCCGGGCGATCTGGCCGTAGGTCATCCCGTCGTGATCGCGCATCTCCAGCGCTTCGAGGATCGCCTCCTCGGGCCAGCCCTTGCGCTGCGGAACGGACGCGCTCATGCCTGCGCCTCAATCACGTCGGCGACGGCCCGCAGCGTCATGTGCGCGAAGGGCAAGGCCGCGATGACAGGCAATCGCTGGATCGGCTTGTTCATGACCGCACCTCCTGCTGGCGATGATTGATCGGATCGAAGCGGTCGCCGCCGGGAGGAGGATGACGGCGACCGCCGGCACCGGCTGCGGAGAGGAGGACAGCCGGAACAAAAAGAAAAAGCCCCGGCGGCGACATGCGCGACATCCGCCGGGGAGGTGGCTGCGGCAGTGCTGCAGCATCCAGGGAGAGACCTTGCCGGGCCGGTCATGACAGGCCCTCGCGAAAGACGACAATCACGCCCCGCTCGTGCTCTTCGACGGTGACGACCTCCGGCACGGCGACGTAACCCGCCGGAGGAATGACCATCATCATGTCGGGCGCGAGACCGCCCCCCTGCATGATCACGACGCGGACGGTGAAGCCCTGCGTCATGTCGCGGTGAAAGTCCGCAGGGAAATCGTGGGCATCGGTCAGCCCGTTGCGAAAGATGACTTCGCGGCCCGTCCACTCGATCGACGCGCCGCCGAAGGTGTAGGTCTCCGCCGACACGGGCATCGCCATCAGGGCCAGGACTGCCGCAAGCCGGATCATCCGCGCCCCCCGTCCAGCCGCCGGAAGAATTTTTCCGCCTTTCGGGTCAGCGCGAGATAGGACCGCAGCGCCCGCGCGGCGCGAGCCTCGTACCAGCGGGCCGCGATATAGGTCAGCGCCCGCATCCGCGCCCCTCCACCAGTCCGAAGACGACCTCGGCCCCGGCAATCGCCATGACTGCCGTCACGTAGCGCAGGCTCGCGTCATGTTCGCAGCGCAGCCAGTTGCGCACCTGCCGCGGCGATACATCGAGCACGCGCGCCGCCTTCACCGCGAGATCGCCCTCCGAACGCGACGGGAACGCCCGCCAGAGCAGCGCCGCGAACCATCGGCGCGAGGCGGTGGCGTGATCTGCCGAATTGGCAGGATTTTTCATGCGTTTTGCTCCATCCTGGTCCTGTGCAGGAACCGTTGATGAAGCGAGGAAAGGATGACGGGGGGTCGCGGTCATGCGGCCCCCCGCTCATGTTCGGTTATCCTCAGGCTGCGAATCAGAGACACCGAACGCGAGAGGAAACGGAAGATGGCGACGAAGGACGAACTGACAGTAGGCCCCGACGGTTTCTTGAGGACGCACAGCGGCGCATACCGGGCCGAGTACGTGAACACCGTCCGGACCTGCCTGCTTGATGTGCCCGAGATGACGGTCATCTGCCTGCGACTCCACGAATCCAACTCAGCAGACCCCGCCACAGGCCGCGCCAACCCAGAGACGCTGGGGGTGCAGGTTCGGATGACCGCACGAACCGCACGCGAAGTGGCTTGACATCTGTCAGAGTGCGCAGATGCGATTGAAGGAGTCGGTCATCCTCGCCACTAGGTTCATACGAGCGGATCGAGCCGGGGCGGATCATGGGCGCGCTCATGCCGCGTCCTCCGCCAGGGGCGTGGTCGGATGATCGGCCAGCAGGCGCGCGACGGCGTCATTGACGGCCCGCCAGCTCTTGAGGTTCGGCTGGGTCTCTTCCCGTTTCCAGCGATCCCACGTCGACCGCGCCAGGCCCGCCTCCACGCACATCGCGGACACGCTCTGCCCCGCGGCCTTCAGCCGCGCCTCGATACGGTCGATCTCGGGTCGAAAGACTGTGTTTGCAGGAGTACTGCCACCACGGTTTTCCCATATGTCGAGCAAAGTCAGCATCGCAACCGCCTCCGGGATCGGCAGACTGCGGTCGACCAAACCAGCAGCGATCTTTTCGCGCGTCCAGTTCGGACGATCAGCGGTCGCGCTCATGCGGCATCCTCACCGTGCTCATGCGCGTGCGCAGCCAGAAAAGTGTCAGCGTCGACGTGAAGCCCGCGCCTGCGACCACCATCGATCAGAGCGGGCCAATACTTTACGGGCACCGCGCCGCGTTGGAACCACCGATGCACAGCCACGATGTCAAGCGCAGCATCGGTGGCACGTGCGTCCGCGTGGATCGACTGTCGATCCGGCCACAGTGCGAGAAGTGATTTTACGGGGTTCTGCGTCATGCCCCCATCCGTAATGACCGATCTGGTCATCTGTCAAGAGGGCCAACGTGGTTATTGCGACCAAAATGGTCACTATGCAAGGTGTTGCTATGTCGGAGCCTGCAAAGTCATCCCTCAGCGATCACCTGCAGATCGAAATGCGACCCGAAAGGATCGGGCATCGACTCATGCTGCTGAGAGAGGCCTTGGGGCTGAAGCCAGCAGAAATTTCCGACATGCTTGGCATCGAGCGAACTTATTGGTCGCGCTTTGAAGGCGGGAGACGAGCTGTCAACGAGACCACATCCGCTTTGCTCGTCGAAAGGTTCGGCGTGACGCTCGACTTCTTGATTTTGGGAAGGTGGGACAGGCTTCCAGTGGATCTGGCGCAGAAGATGCGCAAAGTCGAAGAACGACTGTCAAAGAACAACTGATCCAGACTCTCGCCAGTCCGCGCGGCTCGCACCGCCAAAACGTAAATACGGGCGCAGTCCGTCCAGTATGACATCCACCACCTAAATCAGAACATTGAGCGAACTTTACGCTGCCTGCTACTCAAGATTCGGGCAAGCAGATTCTTTATTGTGACCAAGTAGGTCATAAGGCGACTTGACAGTGACCATAATGGTCATCTACTCATGTTCCCCAGAGCGGCATTCCGCCGCCGGGAGAGCACACCCATGAAACCTTTTCGCCGCGCCACGGCCGCCGCGTTCACGCTGGCGGCCTGTGCGGCAGACCCCGCGACCGTGGCCCCGGCCTATGTCAGCCCTGTCGCCTATGCAGGCCTCGACTGCCGCGCCCTCGCCGCCGAGGCCACGCGCCTCAACGCCAGGATTGCCACCGTCACCGGCCAGCAGCAGGACGCCGCCGCCCCCGCCATCGCCTACGCCCCCGCCATCGCCTGCGCCGTCGCCGTCGCCTTCGCCTTCGCCTTCGCCGTCGCCAACGCCATCGCCTCCGCCTGCGCCAACGCCCCCGCCACCGCCTGACCGCAACACAGGAGACAGACCATGCTCACGCTCGACCTCACCCTTGCCTTCGTCACGCCCTACGTCGGCCACCCCTACTGGCCCGAGATGTACGAAGTGATCGAGATCACCAAGAAATCCGGCCTGAACCGCGCCAAGTCGGACGCGAACCGCCGCAAGGCGCTGGAGGAATACCTGCGCGCCAACGGCATGACGCTGGCCGATTTCGAGCAGCTGGACGAGCTGTCGCGCCGGCCGTTCCACACCGCGCTTGATGGCGAGATCATCATCCCCGCCGACCGCATCCTGTCGTTCCTCGTGGCGGCCAACAGCGAGGCGCGCGCCGCCCAGCGCGCATCGCCGCCCGAGCAGGTGCGCGCGCGCATCGCGGCAACCGATTTCCGCACCGGCAAATACCAGCCCGATGGTGTGTGGAAACGGTTCGCCACCGTCAACCTCGGCAGCGGCGCGCGCGCCTCGAACCAGCGCGGGCTGCGCGAAAACGCCTATATCGAGGACTTTGAGGCCACCGGCGCCCTGCGCTTCGACGAGCAGACGGTCGATCCGAAGGCGCTGATCCGGCTGATCGAATGGGCCGGGGAATTCGTGGGCATAGGCGCCAGCCGCAAGATGGGCAAGGGTCGGTTCCGGCTGGCCCGCGCCGAGATCAGGCCCGAGGCTCTGGCCGCAGAATAGGTTTCCGCGCCGACGCCGCCGTCTGCGTCGCCGCCTTCGCCTTCGCCCTCGCCATCGCCTTCGCCCTCGCCATCGCCTTCGTTCCCTTCCGCCTTGATTTGATCGCCATGACCAGCCTGCCGAAACCCCATCCACCCGCCACCAACGTCGCCACCGCCGACGCCGCCGTCTGCGTCGCCGCCAACGCCCACGCCGCCGCCTTCGCCTTCGCCATCGCCTTCGTTCCCTTCCGCCTTGATTTGATCGCCATGACCAACCCGCCAAAACCCCATCTACCCGCCGACGCCGACGCCGTCGACGCCGCCTTCATCTTCTGGCCCGCCCTGTTCCTGAGCGGCGGCGACGACCAGAGCCCCGAACTGGCCCGCCTGCGCGGCGAGGCCGAGGCGCTGCAAGCCGCCGCCACCGCGCGGGGGTGCTGAGATGGCCGACATCCTGACCAGCGCTCGGACGCTCCCTCTGACACGCGACCAGGTCGCCGACCGCGTGCGCGCCGTCATCGGCACCGAGATGAAGATGGACATGCCGGGCGACCGGATGACCGAAAGCGCCTCGCTGACCGACGACCTCGGGCTCGACTCGCTCGACATCGTCGCATGCGTCATCGACCTTGAGACCAGCTTCGACAT